GTTAATTAGTGAATATTACTTTATAACAGACGACAAAAATCACCCATTTAAGGGCGATTAGTGTTTTTGGTTTAATTATTTTTTACTATCTAGATATAAATTAACCATTTCAAAAAACTGTTTATCAGTTAATTTTGCTATGTTTTTGTTACCGTCTTTCCGTTTTTCGCTAATGGTTGGTTGTGATAAGTCATTAACGGCTTTCCTAATTTTTCCATATGTTAAGCCGTCAACCTTTCCGATTTTGTCGATATGTTTACGGGTGACGCTAATAACAGTCTTTGCCGTTCCGATTATTGGTTTTGCTGTTGAAGTATTTTTGTGTCCCTTAATACGTATTGCAATGTCATTTGTAACAGCGTCTTTAATGTATTTTTCTTTAAATTGTGCAATATCTAACCCTTTATAGTATTGTGAAATATCGTCACAAACTTTTGACATTGTTAATTTCAAAATCTCTAATTCTTTGTCTGATTTTGACGCTAGATTAAGCAAGTTTTTTAATGTTGTTTGTTCTGTCTTAATAGCGTTTGATGGTGTAGTATTTGGTGCTGTTTGCACGTTCTTTATTTTTGTTTTAGTAGTCATATTTTTACCTTTTGTTTGTTAATTAACTGTTAATTAACGTTAGTTAAATCTTGTAGTATTTTTACCACAAGTTGTTGTATTTTTACAACAGTGCCAAATATTCTTGGACTTGCAACTATGTTACCACAAACAATTAAAATCTGTCAAGCCCTAAATGCAATTTAATTTAAAAATAGTTGTGTTATAGTTTTTAGTATAAATACAACAAGTGTAGTATAAAAGATACAAGGTAAAATTTACTATAAAGAAAGGAACGTGCGCGGGTGATACACTATAAATTTATGTTTGTCAATAGTTTTTAAATGTTTTTTTTAAAATAAATTCACTAACATACATTTTGTTTTTTGTCAAGTGTTTTTTAAAATAAATATGTATTCTTTTAAATGATAATACTAATAAGAATGATTATCATTTAGAGATTGAGTTTAAATGAGAATGATTATTATTATCAAATGATAAATACTATTAAATGCGAATGATTCTCATTAAGATTTACTGTAAACCACTCAATGATAATACGAATGAGAATGATTATCATTAAAAGTATTAATCACCCACAATTAGTAGGTGTGTTCCACGTGAAACATATAGGGGTAGGCAGTGACCACCCCACCCCCCTAGTATATTTATAGCAACAGCTTACATTTTACAGAACTTTAGGTTGTAAACCACAATGAAGATATCACAACAGACCTTACCCAGTAAGAGTTTCTGCGGAACACCAAAGACATCTTTGAATTATTTTTAAACTATTTACACTTTAGGGGTTGACAAATGTCATAAAGTAGTGTATAATCTATCTAAGAGATTACTTAAGAAGTAATACTTAAAGATTCTTTATAAGAAGTTTATAATGATATTGTTATAGTAGTATTGTTATAGATATTCTTTAATAGATTGTTATATAAGTTTATTATATATTTTATTTATAACTATTAATAAACAATGTAATAATATATATCTTATAAAGTCTTTAAAGATTCTCTTAAAGTCCCTGGACTTATTTTGTTTTGTTAGACCATACGGAGTTTTTAATTATGTCATTACCTCAGACTATGTTAGATAAGAAAAGAAACTATACAGATAAGCAAGAGTCTTTCTTAAATGCCCTATATGATTCTAAAACAGGAGACATCAGACAAGCTATGGATGTAGCTGGGTATAAACAAGATGCACCTTCTACATTCTTACTCAGGTCTCTATCAGATGAGATACTAGAGATAGCTACATTTATGTTAACAAAGAATGCACCCAAGGCTGCTTCTAAGATTGTAGATATCATAACCAGTGATGTACCTATTCCACAAGTAAACCAGAAACTACAAGCAGCTCAGACTTTGTTAGACAGAGTGGGTATCGTTAAAGAACAAAAGTTAAATGTAGAACACAATGTATCTGGTGGGATATTCATAATGCCCGCGAAAGATGAGCTAGATGTAGAAGCTATAGAAGCAGAGGAGGTAGACTATGAGCCTGGAGGTAGAGTATGAGCCTGGAGGTAGACTATGAGCCTGGAGGTAGACTATGAGCCTACTCACTAAGCAAGGGGATGTCTTCGTAAAGCTAAGAGGTTCTACTATACCTTTTGGATATGAATCTGTAGAGGGTAGTACAGGATATGCAAAGCCTCTCCTCAAACAACTGGAAGCTTTAGAGGATGCTAAGAGTTACATTAGAGATGGTGCATTCTCATACAGAGAAGCAGCTAACTGGTTAGAAGCTGTAACAGGTAGAAGTATATCTGGACAAGGACTACACAAGATGATAGCCAAAGAGAAAGCTATAGATGTCTGATAAGAAATCAAAAGGTAGACAAGGTATAACCAACAAGGAGATTCCTAAGATTACTATCGAGGAATGTAAGGAGAAGTATCCTGAGTTAGATATAGAGACCCTTGATGTATGGAAGAATAAATATGTTAGATGTAAGTTAGATGGTACACCTAGAAAGAAGAGAGGTTTCAAGAAAGGAGTAAAGAGGAAGTACACTAAGTCTACATACAAAGACTCTATGAAGTCTAGACATCAAGGACAACTGAAAAGAAAAGAAGCAACAAGAAAGATTAAGGATGCTGCTAACAATAAATCAATATCTAGATTAGTAAATGAACAAACTATAACTTCATCTACTGGACAAGATGATGTAAATGTTGCATTCAAACCAAATCCAGGACCACAAACAGAATTCCTAGCTGCCCCAGAAAAGGATGTACTATATGGCGGTGCAGCTGGTGGTGGTAAGTCTTATGCTATGTTAGTCGACCCACTAAGATATGCACATAGGAATGCACACAGAGCACTTATCCTTAGACGTTCTATGCCAGAACTACGGGAACTAATAGACAAGTCAAGAGAACTATATCCCAAAGCATTCAAAGGTTGTAAGTTTAAAGAAGTAGATAAGATATGGAAGTTCCCATCAGGAGCTACCATACAGTTTAGTTTCTTAGATAGAGATGCTGATGTGTATAAGTTCCAAGGACAAGCATACTCTTGGATTGGCTTTGATGAGATAACCCACCTACCCACTGAATTTGCTTGGAACTATCTAGCCTCTAGACTTAGAACTACAGACCCAGAGATACAAACATATATGAGATGTACTGCTAACCCTGGTGGTAGTGGTGCTCATTGGGTAAAGAAAAGATACATAGAAGCTTCTCCTGCTAATGAAACATTCCTCGGTAAGGACGGAGTAATAAGAAAGTTCATTCCTGCCTTGTTAGAAGATAACCCTTATCTAGCATCCACAGACTACAGGAAGATGTTAGCCTCCCTACCTCCTGTACAACGTAAGCAATTACTAGAAGGTAACTGGGATATCAATGAAGGTGCAGCCTTTGTAGAGTTTGATACAGCTATACACGTTATCCCACCATTTGATATACCACCTAGTTGGACTAGACTCAAAGGAGTTGACTATGGTTATGCTGCAGAGTCAGCAGTTATCTGGGCAGCTGTAGACCCCAGTGATGAAACATTAATCATATACAGAGAACTATATCAAAAGGGACTAACAGGTGATGACCTAGCAGAAAGAATAACTGCCTACGAAGAAGGAGATGCTTACTCTATACCTGGTGTGTTAGACACCGCAGCGTGGAACAGGACTGGTTATACAGGACCTACTATAGGTGAGATACTTGTTAGAGCAGGACACAAGCTAAGACCTGCAGATAAGAATAGACTAGCAGGTAAAGTACAGATACACGAAAGACTTAAACCTAATAAGACAGATGGTAGACCTAAGATGCAAATCTTTAATTGTTGTCCTAACCTTATCAGAGAACTACAAACAATACCCATAGATAAAACTAGACCAGAGGATGTAGATACTAAAGCATCAGACCACGCATACGATGCACTAAGGTATTTAATTATGTCTAGACCAAGAGTATCAGCCTTTGATGAGATGTTTGAGTTCAAGAAGAACCTAGATATCCACGCAATGTCCGATGATGTCTTTGGTTACTAATCCATTTATGCGGAACACCAAAAACTATTTTCAAACTATTTTGCATTTAGGGGTTGACAAAACCGTAAAACAGGTGTATAATAGACATACTAGTTATAACTGCGTCTACAAGAATGGCTGAAGATATAAAATTAAATATTAATGAATCTGAAAACCCATTCGTCTCTGCAGATGAGATGGCTTCTCAAGAGGATTCTTCTGATATAGAGAACCAAGTATTTGTATCTAACCTAGCTGCATTAGTAGAAGAGAGATTTAATACAGCAGAGAGAGGAAGACAAGACGATGAACGTAGGTGGTTAGATGCCTACCACAACTATCGTGGTGTATATAACAAACAAGTTAAGTTCAAAGAGAATGAGAAGTCTAAAGTATTCATCAAGGTTACTAAGACTAAAGTACTAGCTGCTTATGGACAACTAATAGATGTAGTCTTCTCAGGTACTAAGTTCCCTATCCAGATTCAAGAGACCAAAGTACCAGAAGGTATTGCAGAGTACGCACACCTAAATCCTCTACAAGAAAAAACGGGTAGTCTTATGGATACCTCACCAGAGATAGAGGGTAACTTAGACTACGTACCTGGTGAGGGTGTAACAGAAGATAACGTAGGAAACTTTAATCCTTACGATATGGGCTTTGAAGGTGATGGTCAGACGTTAGCACCAGGAGCTATACAAACTGATTCAGATAAGTTCTTAGGTTCTCTCGAAGAAGAGTATCAGAATAAAGATGATGAAGTAGTAGTACAGAAAGGTGCAGCACGCTCACCTGAAATGCCACAGATACAACCAGCTCAGATAGCTGCACGTAGAATGGAGAAGTTAATCCACGACCAGATTGAAGAATCTAACGGTGCAACAGAAATAAGAAATGCAATCTTTGAAGCAGTGCTATTAGGTACTGGTATTATCAAAGGACCATTTAATTATAACAAGACAATACATAAGTGGACTACAGGTGAAGAAGGTAACAGACAATACACACCTGAAGAAGTAAGAGTACCACGCTTAGAGTTTGTTAGTGCTTGGGACTTTTACCCAGACCCTAACTCTACAGAGATGGAAGAAGCTGAGTGGGCTGTACACAGACACAAGTATAACAAGTCACAACTAAGAGCGTTAATGAAACGTCCTTTCTTTAGCAAGAAGAAGATATCTGAATGTATTAAACAAGGATACAATTATCAGAAGCGTTCATTTGAAAACGAGATTAAGTTAGATAATAACTCTAGCTTCTCAGACACAGAAAGATTTGAAGTACTAGAATACTGGGGCGTTATGGATGCCGAGTATGCTAGAGAAGCAGGATTAGACATTGACGATTCTGTCGATGACTTAGAAGAGATTCAAGTAAATGCTTGGATATGTATGGGTAAGATTATTAGGTTAGTCGGCAACCCATTCAAACCAAGTAGACTACCGTATAACGCAGTACCATATGAAAAGAACCCATACTCCTTCTGGGGTGTAGGTGTACCAGAGAATATGGAAGACTCACAACAGATTATGAATGGTCACGCAAGAATGGCTATTGATAACTTAGCGTTAGCTGGTTCGTTAGTATTTGATATAGATGAAGCTGCCTTAGTAGCAGGACAATCAATGGATATCTACCCAGGTAAGATATTCAAACGACAAGCAGGTATGCCTGGTCAGTCAATATATGGGTTGAAGTTTCCCAATACTGCACCAGAGAATATGCAAATGTTTGATAGGTTCAGACAACTTGCTGACGAGTCCACTGGAATCCCATCGTATTCTCACGGCAACACAGGTGTACAAGGTATGACACGTACTGCATCTGGTATGTCTATGTTGATGGGTGCAGCTTCACTTAACATTAAAACAGTAGTAAAGAACTTAGATGACTTTCTACTCAAACCATTAGGTGTTGCATTCTACCAATGGAATATGCAATTTTATGAAGGAGAATTAAATGTCGTTGGCGACCTTGAAATTAAAGCTACAGGAACTAGTTCTCTTATGCAGAAAGAAGTTAGGTCTCAAAGACTTACTACTTTCCTCCAATCAGTTCAGAATCCAGCTGTTGCTCCCTTTGTTAAGATATCTAAAATCATTCAAGAGCTGGCTTACAGCCTTGACTTCGACCCTGACGAAATAATCAACTCACCTGAAGAGGCGGCAATCTATGCAGAAATTATCGGACTTCAAAATCAGCAGCAACCACCTGGAACAAATGGTCAACAGCCCCCTATGGGTGAAGGTGGAGGAGTACCTGGAGGTGGAGCAAGTCAAGGTGTTACAGGTAATGGCGATGGCACAATCGGAACAGGAAATGTACCGATGCCAGGGGAAAGTGAATTTAGTCAAGCAGCTCCTCCTACTGCGTAATCAAATAGGAAATAAATAATGGGCACAGCTACTAAAAGAGATGAACTAAGAAGAGCTTGTTTAAAAGGCAATCAAAAAGCTTGTCTACTTATAGAGGACATACCAGGCTTTGCATCTGGCGGTCTAATGTCAGATACGTCAAGATTGTGGAGAATGGAATCTCAATATCCAGAATTTCAAAAAGGCATAGCTTCTAAAGTAACAAAAGAAAATGTACCAACAGCACCAATAGAGGAACAATATATGTACAGTCCAACACAACAAGGCTATGCAGAAGGTGGCTCAGTCTACGATGTAACAGGTTCTATGTTAGCACCTGAAGTACCATTAGACTTTCAAGATGGAATGCCAGGTGATATGCCAATGGATATGCCAGGTGGAATGCCAATGGAAGAAGATACAGGTGAACTTCTAACACCAGAAGAGACAGAAGTATTTAGTCAAGCATTGTCTGACTACCCAGAACTAGAACCTATACTAACTAAGCTAGGCTCTGCTCTAGTTGAAGAGTCAATGGAAGCTCCAATGGAAGGCGTAGTAGAAGGACCAGGTACAGGCACTAGTGATTCTATTGATGCTAAGTTATCAGATGGTGAGTTTGTCTTTACTGCTAAAGCAGTTAAACAACTCGGAGTAGATAAGCTACGTAAGATGATGGACAAAGCAGAAATAGACTTTGATGACTCTTCAGATAAACAAACTTTTGCTCAAATGAGTGATACAGGATTCGCATCAGGTGGTTTAATTAACCGACCTGTGTATAGATAAGAATTATAAACTAACTACAAACCCCCAGTCAAACTGACGAGACATAGACTGACTTTGTAGTGATAGCCCCAAGGCTACTCCTTTCAGGACACCTTGGATTTTAGTAACCCCGAAAGCCACCCCATAATAATGGGCACTTAATGGAGGTCAATATGACAACAGCAACAGCAACGGAGGAAATCCAACAACCAACAGCAAACCCTTATAACGCAAAGAAGCGGTGGGACAACAGCAATAAAGATGCCAAGATAGGCGTACAAAGTGCTGATGATTCCTTAGCCTACCTTGCCCCTCGTAAGGAAGCAGTCTTATCTAACGGTAGAAAACCAATCTTAGAAGAAGAAGCTACTACAGAAACTGCTCCCCAAGAGGCCACCAAGGAAGACGATTCTTATAAAGAAGAACCCAATGAGAAATTCAAGAAGGTTGACTTTAAAAAACGTTATGATGATTTGAAGAAACATTACGATAGAAAACTAGGAGACTGGAAGTCTAAAGAACAATCTCTCAAAGCAGAGATGTTATCTAACCGACCTACCTATACCGCACCTAAAACCCCAGAAGAACTGGCTACTTTTAGAGAGGACTATCCAGATGTTTATGATGTAGTAGAGACAGTAGCTCATATGAGAGCTGAAGAACAACTGGCTGATTTACAGACACAAGTTCAACAGTTATCAGAGAAAGAGAATGCAGCAAACCGTAGGGCAGCAGAGCAAGAACTTCTTAATCTGCACCCAGACTTCACAGAGATTCGAGAGTCTGAACAGTTTCACGATTGGGCAAGAGTCCAACCAGAAGCTATTCAATCTTGGATTTATGAGAACAACGGTGATGCTACATTAGCTTCGAGAGCAATTGACTTGTACAAACAAGATGTTGGTATTTCCCCTAGTAAAGCTGAGGCTGTGTCGAAAAAAACTAGTCCTAAGAAAGATTCAAGAGGCTCTGCTGCAGATGCAGTGTCAGTCAAAACGAAAGTTGAAGACCATTCGCCTCAAGAGAAACTTTGGACAACCTCAGAAATTGCTAACCTTTCTGTTGACCAGTATGAAAAACTTCAAGATGAACTTGATGATGCTTTCACAACTGGGCGAATAGTAAACGGTTAGTTTTATTAAGTAATAAGATAAGTACATACCTACATTACTGTAGTTGTTTACTTTCTAACTAGGAGAAAGATATGGGTTTTGAAGCAGGAACAACCCCAAATAACTTTCTGAAAGCCACAGCGGGGCAAACTAACTCGTTCTGGCTACCAGAAGTTTTTTCAAAGAAGGTACAAGTTGCCTTTCGTAAATCAGCAGTAGCTGAAGCAATCTGTAACACAGACTATATGGGCGACATCGCTCAGTTCGGTGATACAGTTAACATCATCAAAGAGCCAACTATCACAGTATCTGATTATTCGCGTGGTATGGCTACACTTCTTGATACAGAGCTAAGTGACCAAGAGTTAGTATTATCAATTGACCAAGCTAAGTACTTTCAGTTTAAGGTTGATGACTTAGAGAAGCGTTTCTCTCACGTAAACTGGCAACAGATTGCGTCTGACAACGCAGCGTACCAGTTAAAGGATGCTTTTGATACTAACGTAATTGCAGCAGCTGTCGCAGGTGCTACCTCTAATACGTACGGTGATGGTACAACACCAGTTGTTACTGGTTTTGGTACTACTGATACTGACCCGTTAGATGTGTTAGCACGTCTTGCCCGTCTATTAGATGATGCAAATGTCCCAGATGAGAATCGTTGGGTTGTTGCTAAACCTGAGTTCTATGAAGAGTTAGCTAAGACTAGTTCTAAGTTAATGTCAGTTGATTATAACCAAGGTAACGGTGGTCTACGTAATGGTCTAGTTGCATCAGGTGAGCTTCGCGGCTTCAAGATGTACAAGTCTAATAACGTACCTACACCTGGCGGTACAGCTACACATAGCGTACTAGCAGGTCATATGTCTGCGGTATCTTGTGCACAAGCACTATCTACAGTTGAGTCTATTAGAGATAATAACTCATTCAAAGATATTGTTCGTGGTCTATTAGTTTGGGGTCGTAAAGTATTACGTCCTGAAGCTTTAGCGATTGCACAAATCAAGATTGACTAAGTAGTACCCTTTAAGGAGTTTCTTCGGAAGCTCCTTATCCAAATTATATAAGAGGAAGCGATGTCACATAAAACTTATTTAACTATTACTAATGATATATTAGGTGAATTAAATGAAGTACAGCTAACTTCTTCTAACTTTACGAATGCTAAAGGCATTCAGAAATTTGTTAAAGATGCTATTAATAGAGCATACTTTGACATAGCTAACGAGAACCCAGAATTCCCTTGGTTAGCTACGACAACAACAGATGCTACAGAGTACGGTAATAACTTTGTAGATACAATATCAGGACAGCGTTGGTACTACTTGAAGAAACATTCTAGTGGTGCACACGGAACTGCTAAAGATTTTGGTAGAATAGATTGGGATAACTTCTATCTTACTACAGAAGATGTAGGTACTTGTTCAGCAGTAGGTGTATGTTCAGATAGTACATATACAACAGCAGCTACTTGTGTAGCAGCAGAGAAGATGTGGACAGACTATGATGAGTCTACTACTTGTGTATCTCCTAATACTTGGACAGCTACACATACTTCTCCATATGAAAGAGAGACTCTAAAGTTTATTCCTGTAGATACTTGGAAGAAACATTATAGAGAATCAGATGACTCTGCTAAAGATACAGGAGTTTATGGTAAACCTACTAAAATTCTTATGTCTCCTTGTGGTCGTAAGTTTGGTGTATCACCTCTACCTGACAAAGCATATAGAATTTACTTCTATGCTTGGGAACAGTTAGCAGAACTAACAACATATGATGATGAAGTAAAGTATCCAGAGCAATGGACAGCAGTACTGATGGCAAGAGCTAGATATTATATCTGGCAGTTCAAAGAGAATATTCAACTATCTACTTTAGCATTAGATGAATATAAGAAAGGTATAAAGCTTATGAAGGCTTATACAGGTAGACCACAACCATCAGTGATGATGGATGACAGAATAAGGTTTGTTTAAATGGCAGTAGAACAAGGAGTTTCAGTATCAATTGGTGGTGGTCTAGATAAGACTTCTTCTTCTTTTGATTTGTTTAAAACTCCTGGAGCTGCTACTAGATTAAAGAACTTTGAAGCCTCTATTCACGGTGGCTATAGAAGAATTAATGGTTATAGAAAGTTTATAGCTAGTCCTGTTACTTCAGTATCTGTTGTATCTGGAGGAAGTGGTTATAGTAGTAGTGCTTTTCTAACTTTTAAAGATTCAGAAAAGAATGGTACAGGAGCTGCAGGTACGCTTACTATAGTGAGTGGTGTAATCACAGCAGTTACTTTAACCTCTGGTGGTAGTGGTTATCAAATAGAACCATCAGTATCTGTAGTAGATAGTTCTGGTACTGGTGTAAGTTTAACATCTTCAATCAATACATCAACTCTTCCTTCAGGTACAGTAGCTCCTTTAAGAGGAATACACGCACATAAAGAAGGTAGTTGGGCTTGTCAAGATGGTGGTATCTATTGGACAGAAGATGGTTATAACTGGACACAGATAAATAGAGACTATGGTTCTTGTTCTGTAGGAACTCATAGTGCACAGAAAGCTTGTGAAGAAGCTACAGGAGTATGGACACCATCTTGGGGTACTGCTGCTAATATGGCTTCAGGTACAGAGGTAGGACTATCTTCAACAGGACGTTATCAGTTTACTGAATATACGCCAACTAGTGCAGACTTACCTAGAGTTACTGCAGTTAATGGTAGTGATGCTCCTATTTATTTAGAGACTAAAATAGATAGTGGTGTAAGAAAGTTTAAGTTTTATAGAGGGCTATACGATACCTTCGGGCTATCTAAGACAACTCCAGTCTATACTGATATACCAAGACCTCAGTATTGTGAAACTCACGATGACCACATTATCATAGGAGCTTGGTCTACTAAACCAGAAGTAGTTTATATCAGTGATAGATACGATGATACTTCTTTTACATCAGCTTCTTCACTCTCTTTAAATGTAGGTGATGTAGTAACAGGCTTAAAGACATTCCGTGATGATTTAATTATATTCTCTAGACGAAGTATAAGTAAACTTATAAACATTAATAATACAACTACTATTTCTGTTATTGATGTAACTAGAAACATTGGTTGTTTGGATGGTTTCTCAATTCAAGAGATTGGTGGTGACCTTGTATTCCTAGCACCAGATGGTATTCGTACAGTTGCTGCAACAGCCCGTATTGATGATATTGAATTATCTTCTATATCCCATAAGATTAATCCTGTTATCAATGATATTGTTATTAACATAAATGATTATGATTTATCTAGTTCTGTTATACGTGCACAGAATCAATACAGATTATTTTATACTAAAGAAGCTACAAACAAGTTATCTCAAAAAGGTATTGTAGGAACTTTTAAGATTAATGCTCAAGGAATTCCTATGTGGGAATGGGCAGAGTTACAAGGTATAGAGGCTGCGTGTTTAAGCTCTAACTATAATACAAAGAATGTTGAACAAACATATCACGGTGACTATGACGGGTATGTACAAACACATAATAAAGGTAATCACTTTGATGGAGATACCATATCAGCTGAATTCAAAACACCTGATATAGATTATGGGGATATTGGTATTAGAAAAACACTACACTATGTCAAGCTATCTATAAAGCCTGAAGGTACTAGTGATATTAATATGGACTTAAGATATGACTTTGAAGACCCAGAGATTTCACAACCTAAAACTTTTTCACTAGGTTCTTTAATCTCTCCAGCATTATTTGGAGTTGCTATCTTTGGAGTATCTAGATTTGGTAGTCCTGAAGTACCTATGAGTAAAGTTAACATATGGGGAAGTGGTTTCTCAAACAGTTTTAAATTTCATAGTAATGATAAAAATCCTCCGTATTCAATTCAAGGTATGTACGTAGATTTAATTCCAGCAGGAAGGAGATAATAAATGGGAACAGCATATACAAGACAATCATCATTCTCTGACGGAGATACTATCAATGCTAACTTATTCGATAGTGAATATGATAAGTTAGTAGAAGCCTTTGATAAAGCTTCAGGTCACTCTCACGATGGTACAGACGGAGAAGGTGGTCCAATAACTAAGGTAGGTCCGACACAAGATATTATTATCTCAGGTACTACAGTATTACCTAAGACAAATAATTCAATTGATTTAGGTTCTTCTACCTATAAGTTTAAAGACGCTTACTTTGCAGGTAACATAACAGCAGATGGTTCTATTACTTATAACGGTAACGTAGTATTAGGTAGTGACTCAGCAGACACACTAACAATCAATGCCACCATTCAAGGTGGTTCTTTACTATTTGAAGGTGCTACAGCAGATGCCTTTGAAACTACATTAGCTATTCCTGATGCTACTGCAGACATTACAGTAACATTACCTAATGCTACAGATACATTAGTAGGTAAAGCTACAACAGATACCTTAACTAACAAGACACTAACATCTCCAGTTATTAGTTCTATTACTAATACAGGTACTCTAACATTACCTACAAGTACTGATACATTAGTTGGAAGAGCTACAACAGATACCCTAACTAATAAGACATTAACATCAGCAGTTCTTAATAGTTCAATCAGTGGTACTTCTATTAAAGATGAAGACACTATGTCTTCTAATAGTGCTAGTCACTTAGCAACACAACAATCTATTAAGGCTTATGTAGATGCACAGGTAACAGCTCAAGACTTAGATTTCCAAGGTGATTCAGGTGGTGCTCTTAACATTGACTTAGACTCTGAGACATTGACTGTTGCGGGTGGTACTGGTCTAGCTTCTGTAGGTTCTGGTAATACAGTAACTATTAACATTGACTCTACAGTAACTACACTTACTGGCTCACAGACATTAACTAATAAGACATTAACATCACCAGACATTAACTCTCCTGATATTGATGGTGGTAACATTGACGGTGCTACTATTGCTACATCTGATGTAACGGTAGGCACAGGTAAAACATTAGATGTATCAGCAGGTACTATAACTACTTCTTCAGCACAGAAGAAAACTATTATTGAAGGTGCTGCATCAGATGTAGATATTGGTGCTTATGAATTAAGAGCTAAGACTTTAGAAGCAGATGTAGCTACAGGTACAGCTCCTCTTACAGTTGCTTCAACTACACTAGTTACAAACTTAAATGCTGATAAACTAGATGGTGCTGACTTAGATACCACTACTACACTAGGTACAAGTGATACTAAAGTACCATCTCAGAAAGCTGTTAAGACTTATGTAGATGCTCAAGTTACCGCATCTGATTTAGACTTTACAACAGATACACCAGGTACTGCCTCAGTTGACTTAGACTCTCAAACACTTACTATTAGTGGTGGTGAGGGTATGGATGTAACTCATTCAGGTCAGACTATTACAGTTACAGGTGAGGATGCTACAATATCTAATAAAGGTATTGCCTCTTTTGCTACAGCAGACTTCTCAGTAACTTCAGGTGCAGTATCACTACAAGATATTACTACTACTCATATTGCAGCAGGAACATTAGTAACAGAAGCAGAAGGTATTGCTAGTAATG